ATGTTACATAGGAGGGGTTGATGATAGTGATGGCAGTCCAAAGGACACCAGAACAGAGAAGCAGAAGGAGACGCTACGCTGCCTGCTCATTGACCTCTTGGGCAGATACCCTGACGCTGAGATAATAGGTCACAGAGACGTAAGCTCCAAAGCCTGCCCATCGTTTGATGCCAAGACTGAGTATTCAGGTCTTGAACCTGAGCAGGTCTGATATCTTGATATGGTATCCATCTGACTTGAAGTCGAAGCCATTGACATCAAGCTCGCCCTTGTTCCTCCAGAACGCATCCCTGTAGAACTGTTCGGGTGACATATAGCCGAGTAGGAATGCCCTTGACATGTCCTTCATCACCCTGACGAAGAAGTAGAAGTCGCACTCCTGTGTGGTATTCCAATCTGACACGCTGCATAGATAGAAGTCACGAGGCACTACAGTAGTGTGCTTTGTCTTGACGTCAACCTTGTGTCCGTCAATTATCATGTCGTAGTCGTATGTTGACTCAGTATCTACGTCAAGGTGTGAGTAGTAGTCCATAACCACCACCTCTCCAAGCGCACCGTATATGTTTGATTTGCCGTTTGTTATTGATCCGTTCAGCGCACCGAAAGGGTACAGGTTCTCAGCCCGCTGTATCTGTTCGTTATTGATGTCGAGGGTTATCATTATCTTTGTTTTATGGCTGTTAGAAATTATAAAAAGGAGTACCTAGACCATCAAAGTTCAAGGAAGTCAAAGTTAGACAGGGCTGGAAGGAACAGGGTCAATCGGAAGAAGAAGTGTCCTGCTGGTAAAGAGATTCATCACAAGGACGGGAACCCTCGTAACAGCTCTCCATCAAACTGTGTGTGCATCAGCGTCAGCAAGAACAGGGGCAGGAGAGAGAAGTCCAGACTTAAGGGATCTAAGAGGACATAACCGCTCCCACAAAAAGCGATAGGAACACTATAGCAAAGTAGAAGAACGACTTTATCTTGAACGCTTCTATGTCATGCTTCCCCTTGTGAGTAATGGATGTGGCTAAGGGCAGGCATGCAAGCACGCCAAATACCCATATAAAGAATACCATTGTTTTCATAATATTATATCTCTAACACATTGTTCACACCAGTCTGATATCTCGTTGTTCGGATTGACACCGCACTTGACGCATTTATTATCGAGCTTCTCAATTGCAGCCTTCAGATACTTGGCCGTATCACAGGTCTCCTCATAAGCTTCTTGTAACCAGTCTCTCAGGGTATAGTCTTCCCTATCAACGGTCACACCGTACTCTTCCAAACCTTTCTTATCAGACGCTATCAGGTCTTCAATTATCTTCTTGGTTATGTTGCTTGTCATTCTTCTACGTCTTTATTTCGTTCAACTTCTTCCCGTGCCTTGCCACACACCTGACACTTCTTACCACCGTTTAAGTAGTCCTTGCGCCATACGTGATTCTTACAGCGTCTCTGTCGCATCAGTCTTACGTTCTCGTCTGCCTTTCTGATAAACTCCTCTGCTTCATCTCCTTCAAGTGTTGGGATGAACACCGTCCACTTCTGCGTTGAGCAGCTTATCTTATGGAATCCAACTTGATGGCAGTGAGGGCATTCTTTCTCTTTACTCATCTTTGTTTTGGCATTTAACATTAATTTCAATACTATGTCCATGTGTATCTGTATCAATAGCACCCCATATCTTACATCCACATTCATATTCAATATCCCACACATGGAGCGAATTGCCTTCTGTTTTTATTTTTGCACCACAAACAAAACAGCAACTAACATTGTGTATATCACATTGCTGTTCGTTCTTCGTATTTTCCATTTAATAGTTTCGCTCTATTATCTTCTTACACTTCTCATAGTCCTCAATGGACTCGTAATACTCAAGTACCACATCTGGGTCTTCGTGATTCTCAGGCAGGTAGAACACCTCCTGCTCTGCAAGCTTGTCGTAGGTTGTATCACCTATCAACAACTGGTAGGCGTTGTAGTAGCACTCTTCAGTCTCGGTCATCTTATTTGTTTTTAAATGTTTGCATTTAAACTATTGTTATTGTGAAGATTGTAAAATAACTGCACTCAAAACGCCTTTTTTGTAAAATATTTGCAATTAAAATCCTCAAAGCACTACATATCTTATTTGTTTAGTGTGATTTACCGCACTATTTGACTTCAATTCGTGATTCGCAAATTGCGATTTACGATAAAGTGCGTTATTCCGCACTGTCCAGTATCTTCAGCGTTCCGTCAGCCTTCACTATGTACACACAGTTCGGGTTCTCAATGATCCTGACGATCATACTCGCCATCTTCTCAGGCATACTACCCTGCTTGACAAGGTTCTTGAAAAACTTACGATGCTCCTTACCCTTGGGTGGGTAAACTTCAAAGCATCTCTTTAGCACTCTCTCTACGTGTAGTTGTGGATTCATTTTGATTTAGATTTTGTGCCACCTCAGTTATCCATAGCTCGTAATCCTGATAGGTCTCATCTGGATTAGGCTTTGGGAACACAATATGAAGCAGCTCGTGAATTATAGTTTCTTCGTCCAGCTCGACATCGTGGTATATCGTGGCTCTCTTCTCGTCAAAGTCTCTGAATATCCCAACAAAGTATGTGTGTCCGTTATATTCTACAGTAACCTTGTTCAGGTCTATCTCTTCAGTGGTTATGTCCCAATCCTCGATTCCGAAGTATTGCTGCCAGTCAGAGATGATGTGTGAGACGTGCGACCTGTCCATGTTCTTTTGAATGTATGAATGCCTCTATTGCCTTTTTAGCTCCCACGTATCCATTCCTGTGATGCCAGCTGTCTGATGGCGATGGCGTCCTTAGATACTCAGCAGTCACGCCAATGAAGTCCTTGTTATCCATGAACTTATGGCGTTGCTTGTGATGTATGTGGTGGAGGTATATGTACCTGTAGTCACACTCGTTCCACATATTAGGGTTCTCTGTAGCCATAAGTAAAGGCAGGCTGTCAAGCTTCGCTCCGTCACCATGACTGGTAGCTATCATGCTGTTACCATACTGGGTGTACTTACGATGGGATATACTCACATCAAAGGTCACGTTGTCGTGTAGCCTGTAGTACGCCTCGACTGTTTGGGCGAGCATATATCCACTCATGTAGTCATGGTTGGAGGGGTTGAATATAACATGGACGTCAGCAAGTGGCAGCATGCGCTCAATGGCACGTACATACATGGACTTGGCTGCCTGAAACGCCTCGTGCCACATTCCTGATGTGTCCTGCGGAGTACCACTCGTTGTGGTTCTCTTTGTTGTGTCAATGTGAAGAACATCGTTGCCGATCACAAAGAATATCTTATCTATCTCAAAGCCCTGAGCCTTCTTGATAAGCCCATCCACCGCCTCATCTACTTGGCTGACTGCCTTCTGTATATCGTAGTGCTGTCCAGTTTCTCTCATACTCGACAACTTACCAACGTGTATATCAGCAGGGTCTATCACCAAACAGTGAGGGTCGGCAATGGGCTTCCTATCAATCTTGTCAAATTTGGGCGAGTAAGATTTAAGCTCCTCAAGTATAGGCGCAAACGCATCCTCAAGGTCTATGGAGCCGCCATCCTCTTTGGTCACAACCGAGAACCTGTACTCTCCAGATGCTGACTGCCAGTGCTTGACGCTTACAACGTCAGCCTTGTCGATGCCACGGTCATGCAGGTGCTGGTCAAGTACGCTGTTGTTGTTGATGTTGGTGACGGTCTCGCCACGCATCTCCATAATGACCTCGTACTCTTCAGGCCTTAGCCTTATCCTCGGTATGCTCATCAGCTATTGATTCTTGTAGGTCTTCGCAGACTGACATCAGACTTGCTATTGCATCTACAACACTGTCTGTGTCGTTATCAGCAAGAGCCTCGTATATCTCGTCTGTATGGGAATTTATCTGCCCCATCACGAAGTTTATGTAAAGAAATCTTTTGCGCTCAGTTGGACTCATTTCTCATTGCTCTAAGGAAAAGATCACCAGTCTCCATATCAATGGTCTTGATTATCCTGTATATAAGACGGCTTCTTCTCTTTGTTTCAGCTCGCTCTGAAGGCTCTGAGTCGATACCCATATTGGCGTACATCATTGCGTCAATACGTAGCAGTTCGTCTATCTTCTGCCTGTCGTCAAGCTCGGTGTTCTCTGCTATCTGGTCTATCTCTTCGTACATATCATCAAAGTCCATTCAATACTGCTCTTACTTTTTTCTTTGCTTCTTCAACTTTACCCTTTGGGGTGTACATGCGAACCACATCAAGAACCTCTGAATACTCGCTGTTCTGTTCTTTTAATTCTCTAATTTCACTTCTTAGTTCTGCAATATATGTATTTAAGTCAACAATACGACCGTCTAATTGAGAAAGTTTATTAACTAACTTTTGTTTATCTGTTTCTAACTCAGGATTATCTGAGCCTTTGTATAGATTCAAGCATCTGTCATATAAAGACTTAAGTCGAGGTTCCTGCTCCATAAAAATCTCTATCGTTTTGATTCCGTGAAGCACTGTGGCGTGGTCTTTATCGAACAATGCTCCTATGTCAGAAAGCGTCCACCCCTCCATATTTCTGTATATGTGGTAGAATATAGACCTTCCCTCTACAAATTCACGTATCCTTGTGTTCCTCATAATATCAACACCCGTTACCGAAGAAACTATTCCGATAAGTCTATTTGCTGAAGGAGGCGTCCTTCTCATCTCTTTTCTCATGTGTAATTGATTTGTTTTGATTCATTAAATCTAAGTATCCATCCATATCTATCTCGTCCATATCAACGAGGATAGGCACGTCATCCTCCTGATGGAAGATCTTAACTTGGAACGGGATGTCGCCAGCGTCCTCGACCATCACACCGAACTTCTGTATTATACCGTTATTAACTGGTATCTTGTGTGCGTGCTTGTGTATGGTCATAGCAAGGTGGTATCCTAAGTTGCCAAGTGAAATGATCTTATCATAGGCCATGTCTTCAAACTCGAAGTTAGCCTCCTCTATATACCTCTGTTCTGCATCCATGTTTATCGAGTTCTTTAAGTCTATATTCCTGTAGCTTAGATAGACGACCGTTAGGTCTCTTAACTTCCGAAAACAGAACACCAGAGTCTGGAGGTATAGCAATGAGGTCAGGAATGCCGTTCTTATTCGTTTGAACCAGCTTGATAACGTAATAACCTTCTTCTTCAAGTTGCTTTATCCTTTTGTTCTGTATCGCCTGCTCTGTCATTATTCAAAGATACGGAATCACGATTTCAATATGTAATTCAAAGTACCCTTGCTTGATATACCGAACCTGTCCATTGTCTTTTTGTAAGACCTATGCTCAGAATAAAAGTCCCTAACCTCCTGCTTGTCGTACTTCCTGACAAAGGACGTTGCATGCAGGGCCGCCTTCATTCTATCTTCAGGACTCTTATCCATCATGTTGTCTGAATGAGTTCCTATCTCAATGTTATCTGCGCTGTTGTCCAAAGAGTTTCCGTTCAGATGCCTCACGCATATTCCCTCTTCGTACATCTTGTCTCCAAACTTTTGGAACGCCTGTAGCCTGTGCGTCCTGAACTTCTTTGACCTGCCATCTATCTTTACAGAGCTTAAGTGGTACGGTAGATTTCCAGATGGCTCTACCCTACCTATACTCTCTCCTTTTGGGTTAGTCAGAATACCATCCTTGTCAACCCTGTATCCTCTGTTGTAAACTAATTCTTCTATTCTCATTTGTAGTCTTGTTTAAGGTTTTTAAATATATGCGTAATCATTCCAACTTCCCAACCATTGCCAGTTGCTTTTACTGTTTGGCTATCGCTTATTCCGTCACAATAATTGTCGGGCAAATTCATTAACCTGCACCTTTCAGTTTTAGTGTAATATCTAAACGGTAACTTTCGGTTAAATACATCAGGATGTCGGCCTATTTCCATTGTAGTTAAAACCGTATCTTTTGCCACAGTTGTAAGGCAATTGCTTTTATCTCTGTTGCTTGCTCTTACTTCAAGACATTGCGTTCTTGGCACGGTTTTGTCATAGTCTTGGCGTTTCCCTTGCTCATTCAGTCTACGCCCTAAAATGACTGCTTTATTCAATCTTCCGCCTCTTATTGCATTTGGACTTATCATTTCAGTATCTTCCAAAACATCTTCGAGTTTTATCCCTTTGTCGATTGGTTCTGTTATATCAAAGTTTGCCCAATACAATCTCACACGGTTTTGAGCAGAGGTTAAAGCACTGTTCAATTTTATGGGTTCAACCCCTAAATGTTGGCTTATTACGTCTTGGTATTCTTGTTTCATTGCCACGTTTTCAAGTAACCAGTATTTAGGATTCGTTTCTTCAAGCAACCTCACGAACTCAAAAAACAACTTGCTTCTTGGGTCGTCAAAGTTTAGTTGTTTTCCACTAAGGCTAAATCCTTGGCAAGGGCTTCCGCCAATAAGTAAGTCAATTTTAGGCAAGTCATCACCTTTTACTTTTGTTACATCGCCAATCTGTATTGTATTTGGGTAGTTGCTTTGAGCTACCTTAATTGCGTGTTTGTCTATTTCAGAAGCAAAGTAATTATTAACTTCTATTCCTGCTCGTTCAAGGGCTACTTGCCCGCAACTTATACCGTCAAATAGTGATAATACATTCATTTGAAGTCTTGTTTAAAGTGTTTAAGTGTGTAGTCTTTCTTGGCTGTTACAGCCCTGTATATCTTACTCTCGATACCTTTGTCTGAGAATATCCAGTAGACATCGTTCTTCAGTCGCTCCTTTGTGGTCATCCTATCCCTTGACTGCCAGTAGCTTGTGGCGCTGAAGTCAATGTTGTAGTAGACAAGCGAGTCAGCATTCCGTAAGCTTATACCCTCACGCCCAGATACGATCTGTAAGGCTATAGCCTGACAGTCTGTGTTGTTGAACGTGTCAAGGTCTTCGCAAAGTTCTGAGCCAAAGACACTCTTGAGTGCCTTCAGTTCTGCTTTGAACTTATAGAAGATGCCTATCTTCTGTCCCTCGAAGTGCTGCTTGATGAACTCCGCCTTGCTAAGGTCAAGAACCATGCTATTGCCGCTCTCGAACTTTATCGTCCCTGAGTATATCTGATGCAGCTTCATCATAAGCTTCACTGGTGTGTCGGCAAGTATGGTCTCGGTAGATCCCTCGATAACTAAGTCCTTCTGGAGCTTGTTGGCAAGGTAGTACGTGTCCTCATCCATGCGAACCCTCAGAACCCTCTCAGTTATCTCAGACTCAAAGCCTGCCTCCTTCTGTGAGAACGAGATGGTGTACGGCTTCATAAGACTGAGTATGGTCTCCTTACCATGCGAGTAGTCGTTGATCATCAGCCCATTTATCTTGCGCTGCTTCTTGTTAACGTGGTCGTCAGCGAATCGGTAGAAGTTTTTATACCTGCTGAACGGGTTGTTCGGTATGCCATACACCTGATGGTACATCTGAGCGTATGACTCAGGCGTTGGCGTGCCTGACAACAGGATGACCTTCGGCCTGTTGGTGGCTATCATCTGCCTTACGTCCTTGGCACGCTTGCTAGGCTTGGGGAATGCGCCCATGCCGTGCGCCTCGTCCAGAATGATGACATCCCACTTCAACGGTGGGAGTTTGTGCATCGACTCGTAGTTCTTGACCCACAGCTCGTAGTGCGGACAGAGCTTA